CGTTGTACGGCCATCCCACCCCCCTGCCTCTTCGGAGGATAATTATTACGTCCTTATGGAAGTTAAAATCGCTTCCTATCGCAGGAAGAATGACCTCCGCCAACAGGCGGAGATCATTACTCGGATTAGGGCCCGAGCCAATAAAGCCCATGCCGCTGCTCGGGCGATAGAGCAAGAAGCCGCCTTGTCGCGGTTGCTCGCCTTCCGCGAGCGGATAGCCCTAGCACGGGTCGCCCAGACGACCCCCCTCCCCCAGCCATCCCGCACGGGATGCTTTGGACGGTCCCGCCCCCTCCCACGAGGTTGGGCTCGATCGCTCCACACCCGTAGAGGGGCCGTTAGGCCCTTGGCCATTTACGAATGGCCCACCCAATCCGTAGCCAACGGATTGGCCTACCCCCAGGGGCCTACACCGCGTAGGTCCACGCCGTTTGCTCGGCCCGTACCGGATTTATTTCCGGTACTACTCAATGGTGGTCGCATCGCGGCCACCCTCCTTGTTGCTTGGGCGGCTCTGGCTGCCTGGATAATCACTGCATGCTTACAGGATGCAGTCATCCCTATGCTGCTAATACCCCTTTGGGTAATCAGCGTCCATCTATACTACCGGAGTAACGTTATTAAGCGTAGGGGTCGCCTCTTCACTCGGGCCACTCGCCAACACTTAGCTCGACGCAAAAATCTCGCAGCTAAGGATTTATACGGTTTTTGTTATGCCAGGACTATCAAGGAAGCGCAAGGCTATGGGCCGTTCCCTCCCTTCTGGGCGGTGGCTCACTTATTAAACAATGACCGAATTTTGGTTTTGGACAATCCTCGTCGCCCCGAACCCTGGATCCATGCCGTCCTCCCTGGGGCTAGGATTCCACCATCTCTACGAAGCGGCTTAAGATTAGCAACCGAATTGCTTCCACAAGGCCACTTCCTACGAGTCGGGTATTTAGATACCTTTAATGTCAGCACGGAGTCACGTGACCGTTCTCAGGAACAAGACATCGTCGCTGAGCACACTTCTAGGGCGTGTCCTAACCTCAATAACGTCCGCTTCGTGGCGGATGAAGCCCTCTTTTCAGCTTCGGTACCCCAAGGTACTCCC